GCTAATATGAGCATCAAGAAAAGTCAGCCCAAGAGAAAGAAGAGCTACTGCGCACGGAGCGCAGGCATCAAGGGCGCAAAAAGTAAAATGTCAGCTAATTATTGGAGCCGTAGAGCCTGGGACTGCTAATGCCTGAGTACCGCACATATGGAGCAAGAGATGACCGAATCGCCAAGGATGGTGATGTCGGTTTCATTGGTTTTAATAACCGCCTTCGTCCAGATCAACTGGCTGGAGGTATGCTTACTGACGCCCAGAATGTACGGCTTGACCGCAATGGTGAAGCCCAAGTACGTAAGGGTATTCAGGTAGTCGAGGCTCCGTTTGCTGTAGGTGGGGATGTGTTTAGACTCCCAGAGGAGTCCGAGATTGGCGATGACGTTGCTCGGCTACCCACTACGATTGAGTCCGCTAGTCTCACGAGTAATGTAGTATCCTTGGTTCTGGATGAACCAGCGGTGCAGCAGGGCTATGACTTCCAAGTCGGGGATGAGATTGTTGTTGAGGGGGTTCAGTTTGTTACTACCGATCCTAACGGTACGCATACCATTACAGGCGTTACTAACGCTGGAAGCACGAGTACAATTACTTATGACCTCACGGGTGCAGATGAAACGTACACGACTGCCATTGTCCTCCCGGAGGATTTGCCATTCCAACTGAATGGAATTACAACGCAGGCTGTAGTTGGATACAAGATGGTACTGGAGCAAGGCAACGTGACAGAGGTGTACGCAAGTACCGCTTTCAGTGACCCCAATGACAATGCGAGTCAGTACATTCTTATTGCCTCAAACAGCAAGGTAGTAGCGAAGAACCTTCTTACGAATGCCACAACTGACATTACTTACCCAACTGGTGAGACGGTTCCACCTCGCTCGTCAATGCTTCAGGCATTCAACAAGGTCTTTATCTTTCGTAATGGTCAGACCGCACTTGAGTGGGACGGGGACTTCAATAATAACTTCACCTTGGTTCCAAGTGGGGAGTACAGTCAGCCGACACAGCTTTCCCCAAGTTCAGTTGATATCGAAGACGGCAAGGCTACCGCTACATTCTCCAGCCTAGCGGACTTAAATGGAACCACTGTTGGGCATACGATCGAGATTGAAGCTGCTTCCAACAGCGGACTAGTTGTTGGTGAGAGGTATGTTGTTGCCGCAAGGGATGATTCAGTCCCATCAATATCCTTCTTTGTTCAGCACGAGGATGTACAGAATGCGAGCGGCGTGATCTTCCAGCGGGATGTATCGGTAGGATTAGGCTTCATTCATATGCCAGCACCTGAGTACGCAGTGTATCATCAGCGGAGACTGGTAATGCCATTTAGGTTCATTCCTCGCTCGACTGACAATCAGTTCGACAGTACGGGGAAACTTGACGAGATCATTGCGTCCGACATCTTGGACTCAGATACCTATGACCAGATATATGCTCAGTACCGATTCAATGCAGGTGAAGCGGACTTCAATGTAGGTCTGCACTCATTCGCCGAGGACAAACTAATGGTGTTCAATCGGAACAGCATTCACCTAGTTCAGAACACAACTAACCTGCAGGGAGCCAGCACCAAGCTACTGACCAACGAGGTTGGTTGCGTAGCCCGTCAGTCAATAGTACAGGTCGGCAACAGGGTTATATTCCTCTCCGATAACGGCGTGTACGGAACCGAGTTCCTGGATGAGTACAATCTTCGTGGCACGGAGACACCACTCAGCGAGCCAATCAACGAGAGCATTAAGAAAATTAACCGCGACCAGTGGAGCAAGTCCGTTGCGGTTTACTTCGACAACCGGTACTTCATTGCGGTTCCAATCAATGGCTCCCTTGAGAACAACGTAGTACTTATTTACAATTTCTTGAACAAGCAGTGGGAGAGCATTGATAGCGTTGACAATGCGGACTGGGACATCGAGAATCTAATTGTGGCGGGTGACGGCAATCAGCGCGGAGTCTACGCGATTAACAAACTGGGTGGCATTCACCGTATGGATAAGCGCGAGCAGGGCGATGACCTTATTAACGTAAGTATCGGAGGCTCCTCGGTTACCGAGACCATCAAGGCAAGCGTAACAACACGTCAGTACACGCTTGGTTCAATGGACAGGAAGAAGTGGAAGGAGTTCGAGGTTCACGTTGAGAGCAGTGAAAGCAACTCAAGTGACTTAGATATATCTGCCGAGACAGAGAACCCTGACGCTAACCTTGAGCTTGGCTCATTGTCCTCATTTAACCTACAAACAGTACAGGAATCAGTAACTCTTACAGGGTTCTCGGACGGTGGCGCGAACGGAACCTATACATTTACCGAAGAGTTAGATATAGGTGCTCCTGTTTATGTGTACAATAAGGGTTCTCGCTCTTTGCGTTGGATTCCCTCTGTACCAATTTTACAGGTTAAGAATGAATCAGGGTCCGATATTTACTACGGATTCAGTCCAAGTACTTCTCCAGCCTTAGCTGATGGTTCCTTTGTTGACGCGACTAATGGGAACCCGGTAAGCGGCTCTTCTACCTACACTCAAGGCGGTGAATCAGTACCAACATCCTTGGCAGCAGGCGAAGATGTTTCCATCCGTGGTAGAATAGGTAATCGCCGAGGACACGGCATTCAATTTACATTTAACAACACTACAGGTAGACCAAGAATCCGTGCTGTACAGGTACAGGGTTCTGAGTCCTTCCGATCAACGCAGAAAGCAATCTAATGGCTATTATAAATACCAATGGCAGTTTTGGACCAACCGATACTGTAACCAATACTAACCTTAATTCGGTCGCGGATGCGGCAACATTTAATGACCCAGTTGATGAGACAACACTAGAACTCATTACAACTGGAGAGGATAGCGGCAAGCTTAGGATTAAAGCTAACGGTGTAGGAACAACACAGATTGCAGCAAGCTCAGTCACTAAGGCTAAAATAGAGAACGTAGACAATATGAAGGTGCTTGGTAATACGTCTGGTTCTTCTGCGGCTCCGCAGGAGGTCGATGTTATTGACGATGACACAATGGCTACGGCGACTGATACTACCCTAGCTACATCGGAGAGTATTAAGGCATATGTTGATAGTGCTCCAAACTTCACACCCAGCACATACGCTGGAGAGGAAAGTGTAACATTTCCAAATGGTCTGATTATGAAGTGGGGTTCACTTGATATAGCGGCCAGCAGCACTAGCACTGTTACCTTTGCCACAGCTTTTTCTACAATCGTCAACGTCCAAGTGTCTTGGCAAATAGACAACAACAACAGCACCCCTCCAGTTCGATTAAAATCACCAATTAGTAACGAATCGATAGAAATTAGAAATCTCATAGGAGGCACCGCTAAAGTTTACTGGCAAGCCATCGGGTACTAATACAAACTAACCAATTTAAGATATGTCAGTAATATCCACAGGAAAGACATTCGCCAATGGCGAGCAGCTTACAGCAGATAAGCTGAACCAAGTAATTGAACAAGCTACGTTTAACGCAAGTGAAGCCGTTGATGGCAGCACTCTTACTTTAATTAGCGGCGCAATGGCTGTTAATGACAATGGAATCACCGAGGGTAAGATTAATAACGGTGCTGTAACCAAAGCCAAGATTGAGAACGTAGCCAATATGAAGGTGCTTGGCAATACTTCTGGAAGTGCCGCTGCGCCACAAGAGGTTGATATTCTGGACGAGGATAATATGTCCTCGGACAGTGCAACCGCAATCGCCACACAGCAGAGTATTAAGGCATATGTTGATGGAACATCGGATTTATCTACCAATGGTTATCAAATTTTTCCCAGTGGATTAATTATGCAGTGGGGAACATATAATACTGCAGGAACTGCTGCTGGTAATGTGACTATTGATTTTCCAATTCATTTTACAACAGCTTGCTTGAATCTTTCCGCAACACTAAGAAAACCACTTGGGAGTGCTAGTGGAGCAAACACTGTATCCGCAGAATTGGACGGCTCTTTGCCACTTGAAAAATTCACGCTTGGATTTGATGAACACGATCAATCGGCAGGCGATAAATTTGCGTGGTGGCAAGCCATCGGATACTAATACAAACTAACTAATTACTTCAAGATTATGCCATTACCCAAAGCTAGGAAAATCAGAACACCAGAGGAACAGCAACTGGTTATTGATGCAGCCATTGCGGACAATGACAAGATGACTTATCCTACTCACATTATTGAGAAGGGGGACGAGATTGTAGGCGGATGGTCACTTGGCTTAATCCCTTTGGTAATGGTTTGGCATAAATCCGACAGTATTAGCGCAAAGGAATCACTTATACTAAACAATACATTTAGAACCATTATGGACGACCGTTCACCTAATGGTTACTTTATTGCGTGTAATGATCACTCACCATATATAAAGCATATGGAGAAGTTCGGTTACACGCCAATCTGGAAAACCAATATGTTTGTTTCACAATGAAATCATTTATAAAATTTTTTGAACCCATCGACAAATGGCTTTGGTCATTTCTGCGCAAGCGTAACTTAATACTTCTTTGTAGCAGCGATGCTCCAGATATGCCAGATCCGATCGATCCGGGCAAAGCAATGGGTGAATACCTTTTTGGTAAGAGATTTACAAAGTATCAAGGCATTACCGACCCTCGCTTGCAGGAGCGTATAATTGGAGCCGAGCGAACGTATCGCCCGCAATATACTGCCCTAGAACTGGCTGATATTGGTACGATGGCTTACGGTATTGAGGCGGGTGCGCCCAACCCAGAGCGTATAAGACTTGAGGCAGAGCTTGCTGGACTTAAGGCTGGTGCTGCGGTTGGCGACGGTTTTCCTTCCCTTGAGGAGTTCTCAGATAATTATGTTGAACTCTATAATAAAAACGCTAAAGCTAAAGGAGGCTTTGGTGCTATGCCAGAACCTTTTGTCAGGATGTCGGCGTCAGGTGAATATAATCTATTAAAGCAGAAACACGAACGAGACAAAGCATTAGGTATTTCAAATTTAGACGAGACTAATCGTGCATCAAGGATCGCCCAGCTTGAGGCTCATATAGCTGCGATGCCCGAGACTTTGGAAGGAACCCCAGGTCTCTTCCAAATGCTTGAGGATCAGTCCCGCCGAGCAGGTGCTTTACAACGTGAGCAACTTGGATTGCAACGTGCTGATGACGTATCTGCCCTTCGTGAGTTCGCGCCACAGGTAGTTGAGGCTTACCGTGCTGCTGACCCATATAGCGCAGGACTTGCTGACCTAGCTCAACAACAAGCTGAGACATTGTATGCTGAAGCTGAAGGAGAACTATCCCCAGAACGACGTAGAATGGCTGAGCAGGCTGCTCGTGCAGGTTCCTTGACTCGTGGTCGTATTGGTGACGAAAGCTCCGTAGCGGCTGAAATACTTGGCCGTGAGCAGTTCCGTAGTGCTTTACGTGCAGAGGCTCGTCAGGCTGGTGCTGGTGCATTCGGTCAGCAGCGACAAATGGCTGGTGATGTCGGTATGACTATTCTTGGTCGTCCTTCGGCGGCCATTGGATTAGGTGGTCAAATGCTTGGTCAGGCACAACAGGGAGCTGCTGGTCCTATGGGACCTCAGTTATTTGATCCCAATGTAGGTCTCAATATGGCAATGCAGCAACAATCCAATCAGGTAGCATACGCCGGTGCGATGGCACAGGCAGATGCGGCACGAAGTGCTGGTATGATGAGTGCTATTGGAACCATCGGTGGCGCAATGATTGGCGGTCCTGCTGGTGCGGCTGCTGGGTCCCAAGTATGCTGGGTAGCCCGTGAGGTCTATGGCATTGATAATCCTAAGTGGTTACAGTTCCGCGAGTGGATGCTTGAGGATTCACCTAGCTGGTTCCGTAAGCTGTACATCAAGTACGGCGAACGCTTCGCTAAGTTTATTTCAAATAAACCATTACTCAAAACCATCATCCGCAAGTGGATGAACACCCGTATCAAATAAGATGGCATTTCAAGCAGGAACACGAGTTGACCCCCGTCTAATGCAGGCGGACTACAGCGGCTTTGCAAGAGCCGCAGAGATCCGAGCACAAGGTATGGCAAACCTTGGTGAGCAGATTGGCAATGCTATTACTAAGTACGCTGTCAATAAGCAGAAGGGGGAGGACAAAAAGCTACGCTATGAGTCCATCCTTCCATATACGACAAGTATGTTTGGTGCTGAGGAGGGTGAAAAGATGGCGCGAACCTTCTCTAATGATGCTAAGTTGGGCGCACAGATCCTTGAGTTCGCT